CGTGGTGACCCCGCAGGCCAATCCCAATGCAGTCGCGGACACCTCTAACGATGCACAGCGCCGCGCCGCGGTCGTCGCGTCTACGGATCAGCAGCCGACCACGTTCGGCTCGGAACTCGGAGCCCAATGATGTGCGGCAAACCCAAAGCCCAGGCTGCTCAGGCGCCCATACCCAAGCCGGATACAACTGTTGCCAACCGCGGAGCCGACAGCGCCGTTGATGCCAGCCTCGGCCGCCGTGTCGGGGCAGTAGACGAAACCAAGCCCGGCACGCTCGGCGGCGGTGGTGCTCCGGCAGGTGGCCCGACCTCAAGCGTTCTCGGAGGCTGATCATGTGTGGTGGCGGAAGCAAATCCTCTCAGCCGGCCCAGCCCGTCGACGTCGTGACGGTGGCGAACAAGCCCAACCGCGGCAATGACCAGGCCGGAACCTTCACCAACACGCCCGGCGCGGTCGCGGCGAACGCAACACCGTCTCAGACCTTCGGCTCTGAGCTTGGCACAACGGGAGGCTGATCACATGTGCGGCGGTTCCAAAGCTCCCACGCCACAGGCGCCCGTATCTCCGGTGCCTGAGCGGGATTCGAACATCGACGCGACAAGAGCCCGTCAGACGGCCTCACGCAGGGCCGCGTCTTCCGGTTACAGCGCAACCATGCTGACCGGCCCCGGTGGTGTGCAGAGCGACACACCGACCCTGAGCCCGACGCTCGGCGGGTAGCACCTTGGCCAAAAAAGCGGCGGCCTTGTCCGCCTTCAGCCCGATCGAACGCCTGAGGCAGCGCTACGAGTCGCTGAAGGGCGGGTCGGAGCGTGCCAACTGCGAAGCGCATTGGCAGGAGATTGCCGAGGTCATATCGCCCCGCAAGCTCGACTTCGTCGGCCTCAGAACGCCAGGCCAGAAGAACATGACGCGGGTCTACGATCCAACCGGGATCGCAGCCAACGACATGCTCGCCGCCGGTCTCCATGGCATGGCGACCAATCCGGCATCGAAATGGTTCTCTCTGCGTATGGTGGGGGAGCGCACGGTCGACGATGCTGGGGATGAGGTCAACATCAACGCGGTGCAGTCGGTCGCCAAGTACCTCTCCGATGTGGAAGAGGTCATGTGGCAGCGCATCTATCAGCCGGGCTCGAACTTCACCACGGCTTTGCACGAATGCTATCTCGATCTCGGAGCGTTCGGAACCTCCGTCCTGTTCGTCGGACAGCGCGACGATGGCGGGCTCATGTTCGAATCCCGCCCGCTGTCCGAATGCGTGATTGCCGAGAACCACGAAGGCCGTGTCGACACCGTCTTCCGCAAGACCTCCTACACCGTGCGTCAGATGATGCAGATGAAGGAGTCCGACGGATGGACGGTTTCTGAGAAGGTCGAGCAGCTTTACCGCGACGAGAAGTTCGACGACAAGATCGAGGTCATTCACGTCGTCTACCCGCGTGAGGAGCGCGAGTGGGACAAGAAGAACCCCGACAACATGCCGTGGGCCAGCGTGTATTTCGAGCGCGAGGAAGCCCATGAGCTGGAGGTCTCTGGATTCACCGAGTTTCCCTATCTGGTTCCGCGCTGGGGCAAGTATGCCGGCGAGGTCTACGGCCGCTCTCCCGGCATGGTCGCATTGCCTGACGTGAAGATGCTGCAGGCCATGACGCTGACCAAGATCAAGCTCTTGGAGAAGAATGCCGACCCCGTGCGCTGGCTCAGGGACGACGGCATGCGTGGCAGTGCCAGGGCTGTCCCCGGCGGGATCAACTATTGGCGCGGCAATCCGAACGAGGGCGTCTACATCGAGCCGGTCAACATGGTCGGCATTCAGTACATCATGCAGGACATCCAGGCTCTGAGGGAGCAGATCCTGCGCACGTTCTACGCCGACCTGTTGCGCATGTCGGATCGCGCCAACATGACCGCGACCGAGGTGGTCCAGAGAACAGCGGAGCAGATGCGCTTGTTCGGCCCCATGATCGGGCGCCTGGAAAGCGAGATGCTTGGTCCGTTGATCGAGCGGGTGTTTGGGATTCTCACGCGTCAGGGATTGCTTCCGGTCGCGCCCGAGGAAATCCAGGACAAGGATTTCACGGTCGAATACGTGTCCCCGATTGCCACGGCCCAGAAGCAGCAGGCCGCCAACGGCGTCATTCAGGTCATCCAGCTCATCGGCATGCTGGGTCCGGAGGTCGCGGCTCAGGTTCTGCAGTCGAACGTCAACGTCAACAAGCTGGTCGTCTGGCTCTGGGATCTGTTCAACAACGATCCGGATCTGCTGCTCGACGACGACGAGTTGGAGCAGACGGGTCAGTTCGCCCAGGCCCAGCAGGCGCTCGGCATTGCCGGTCCCGCGGCAGACGTTGCCACCAAGGCCACGCAGGCCATCAAGAACATCTCCGACACGGGCGCGACCGAGGGCACGCCGGGTGTGGACGTTTCGCAGGTCATGGGCCGCATGGCGGGCGCCGTTCGCAAGAGCCCGCGCGCCATGGATCAGGTGCGGCAGTTGGTCGAGCGCGCGGGTGCCGATCCTGAGACGATGAGCGAACTGACACAGGCGCAATACAATCAATGACGAAGCCGAAACACAAGCCCGACAAGCGCATCAAGCGCGAGCAGCAGTTGGCCGAGGATTGGCAGGCCATCGCAAGAACCCCGGAAGGTCGGCGCATCATTGCCGACCTTTTTGCTTGGGGCTGGGTGTTCCAGCCGATCGAGGAGAACGACCCTTACGCGCTCTCGCGTGCGGTGGGGGAGAACAACTTCGCCAAGCGTGTCGCCCGCTACCTGAACCTTCAGCCGGATGTGTTCGATGCCGCCATGCGCGGCCAGGACGAGGTGGAAGGCGAATGGATGGGCAAGGACGAATACCGGCAACTGATGGCCAGCTATCTGAGGCCGCAGCAGGTCATGAATTCGTGATCGCGTACCAACTCTAAGGAACCAGAATGTCTGACAACAACGGATCGTCTCTGCTCACCGAGGGGGCAGAAGGCGGCAATCCTGCACCACAGCTCAGCGGGGAACTCAACGCTGCGCAGCAGGCTCTTGCCGACGCGCAGGAATTCAACGAGATCCCCGATTATGTCCCGCCCAAGTTCTGGGACAAGACCACCGGCAAGCCGAAGGTGGAAGACCTGGGACGCAGCTACCTCAATCTCGAAAAGCTGCTCGGCCGCGAGAAGGTGCCGGTGCCGGTCGACGACGGCGACGACGAAGGCTGGAACCGCTGGTACGCCGCCATGGGCCGCCCGGAAGCGCCCGACAAGTACGAGTTTCAGCGCCCCGACCTGCCGCAGGGCATGGACTATGACGAAGACCTGGAGAAGGACTTCCGCAACTGGGCGCATGAGAATGGTCTCAACAAGCGCCAGGCGAACCGCTTCTATGACCGCTACGTCAAGCGTCACATCGAAGCGCGCAAGCACTATGAGGACCATCAGAAGCAGTCGCGCGCCCGCATCGAAACCGACATGCGTCGCGAGTACGGCAACCAGTATGAAGGCGCCGTCGGCACGGCCAAGTCCGCGGTGCAGAAGTACACCGACCCTGATTTCCGGGCCTGGCTCGATGAAACGGGGCTCGGCAACGACCCGCGCCTGATCCGTGTGTTCGCACGCATCGGCAAGGAGATGCAGGGCGAAACCCGGCTCAAGGGCGCGCCTCAAGCGGAAGCGAACAGCGGCGATCTCGACATGGCCATCGCCAACTTCCGCGACAAATACAAGGATGCCCTTTGGAACAAGGACCATCCGAACCACGACATCAGGAACAAGGAATTGCGGAAGCTCTACGAGCAGCGTTTCCCGGAGCAGAAGTAATGACTGCGGAAATGCGCCTGGAGCTTCTCAAGATCACGCGCCCGAACGTCGACAACCCGGATCTCGAGATCTGGTTGAAGCGTGCGCGCGCGTTGGAGGCCTACGTTGACGGTGCTGGGCAACCCGAGAAATCGGTCCAGCAAGATACCGCGACCACGCCCCAGAAAGTCCGGACACCTCGCGCCAAGGCTTAGGCCCGCCGCGAACCCGGCAACCGCGTAAAAGCGTCGCCCACGGGAGCGCATCCCCAGAACAAGGCCCCGCAACAGGCGGGATACCCAGCGTTCGACGAACCCCAAAACTGAAACCGTTATGAGGAGGAAGACAGATGTCTTTCCAAGTCACTACGGCGTTCGTCGAGCAGTACAAGGCGAACGTCTATCACCTGACGCAGCAGAGAGGCTCGAAGCTGCGTAAGGCCGTCCGCACGGAATCCGTGACGGGCAGCAACGCTTATTTCGAGCAGTTGGGCGCCGTCAGTGCACGCAAGCGCACGTCGCGGCATTCCGACACCCCGCGCATGGACACGCCGCACTCGCGTCGGCGTGTGTCGCTCGAGGACTTCGATTGGGCCGACCTCGTCGATAACGAGGATCAGCTCCGCATGCTCATCGACCCCACTTCTCCCTATGCGGAAGCGGCGGCAATGGCCATGGGACGTGCCATGGATGACGCTATCGTAGCCGCTGCCGATGGCACGGCTTACACTGGCGTCGATGGCAGCACGCCGACTGCGTTCGACTCGAACATGGTTGTCGACGTGCAGACCGTGTGGCCGGGCGTCTCGGCAGCCGACACCGGTCTCAACGTTGCCAAGCTGATCGCGGCCTCGCGCCTCCTCGGCCAGAACGACGTCGATCCGGACGAGGAGAAATTCCTCGCCGCCAACGCCCGCCAGATATCGTCACTTCTCAAGGACGATAAGCTGTCGAGCCATGACTACAACATCGTGCGTCCGCTCGTTGAGGGCCAGGTGTCGAAGTACATGGGATTCACCATCATCCCGTGCAACCGCATCGGCGTCGATTCCAACTCGGACGACAAGGTGCTGTTCTGGGCCAAGGGCGGCATCCTGCTCGGCCTCGGCAAGGACATCTCCACCCGCATCGGTGAGCGCGCCGACAAGAACTACGCCAAGCAGGTGTTCGCATCGATGACCATCGGTGCAACCCGCATGGAAGAAGCTCGCGTCGGTTACATCGAGTGCGATCCGGGCGCTTCGCCCACGACTGACGCATAAGGGAGGGCTGAACCATGGCAGTTACGACGCTTTACGGCTCTCGCATCATGACGGGCCTCACCTCGGTTCCGTCCGTTCTTGCCGATCCCGGCGAGGGCGGCGGCAAGGTCAGGAAGTGGGTGGAGACTGTCGAGACCGGCGCCGCCGACTCGGCAACCTCGCTCTATGTGCTGGCCCGCATTCCGTCGAACGCACGCATCTTTGGCTCTTCGAAGATCAGCCACGATGCGCTCGGCGCGACGACCGCGGCGCTCGGCGTCGGTCTCTACAAGACCGTCACCGCGCAGGGCTTCACCGACGACGCAGATGCGCTCACCACGGCGATTGTCGCCTCCACCGCCGGAACCAAGGACCTCCTGTCCGACCGGTCCCTGTGGGGCAAGCGCGCGTGGGAGTTCATCAACGGCGTCACCTCTGACCCCGGCGGAATGCTCGATGTCAAGGTCGTGATTGAAGGAGCCGTTCACCTGTCTTCGGGTGCCGGCACGATCACGCTCGAACTCGACTACGCCACAGACTAAACGAAGGAGCGGCCCGTGAAGGTTTTTCTGGCGATGCCATCTTTTACGGGCCGCCCCGATATCGAAACACAGATGTCCGTTGTGCACGGGGTGTCCGAGCTCAAGGCATCCGGCATCGATGTCCTGTTCAAGCCGTTCTGCGGGAACTCGATCATTCCCGTGGTGCGCAATGCCATCGTCACGCAGTTCCTGCAATCGGACTGCACCGATCTCATCATGCTGGACGATGACATCGCCTGGGAGGACGGGGCGCTGAAACGCCTCCTGTCGCATCCGGTCGAC